ATTGCTAGTTAGAAACGTAACAGGCACTTTTGCTGCAGGTGAAACAATTACAGGTAATAATGGGCACACTGCTGTTCTTGGATTAACACCTATCGTTCTAAGAGAATATGATAACAAATATGTTACAATGCCTGATCATGTATATGGTGTAACTAAGATCCTAAGTGCAGGACAAGCATCTTCTTCAAAGAATATTTTTGATCTACAATATCAACTTCGTTTGAATGATTTGTATGATCTTACATCTACGTCTTTAATTTACTACAAAACTGTTATGGGTCATTTGGCTTTGTTAGATTTAGAGTTAAATGGACACCAACTATACAGATTCAATCGTCTACAAAATCGTTTGTATTTAGACGCTAATTGGCCAACTGATTTTATTCTTGGAGATTATATTATTATCCAAGGATATCGTGCTTTAAATCCAGCAGACTTTTCTAAAGTGTGGAATGAGCCATGGCTAAAGAAATATCTTACTGCATTGTTTAAAAAACAATGGGGTACTAATATGAAAAAATTTGGAGGTTTACAACTTCCAGGTGGAGTTACCTTAAATGGTCAAGAAACTTATGATGAAGCTCAGAATGAGATTGCTGCGTTGGAAGATGATCTAATGCGCAAGTCAGCACCACTTGACTTCTTCTTAGGATAATAATGTCAACTGTTAATGTTTACTTCTCGCAAGGTACTAGAAATGAGCAGTACCTTATAGAAGACTTGATTATCGAATCTCTTAAGATTTATGGTCAAGAGTTTTTCTACATTCCAAGAACACTTGTTTCTAAAGATGAGATTTTAGGAGAAGATAGACTATCACAGTTTAAATCATCATTCCCTATCGAAATGTATTTTGAGAATGTAGATTCTTTGGATGGACAGGGTGCATTTATTCAAAAGTTTGGAATGATGATGGAGCAGTCAGCTACACTTGTAGTTGCTCGTCGTCGCTGGGATCAGCTTGTTGGTCGTTACGATCAAACAATTATACCAACTCGCCCATGTGAAGGTGACTTGATTTATTTTCCACTCTCAAAAGCTATGTTTGAGATTAAGTTTGTCAAACATCAAGATCCATTCTATCAACTAGGTAAACTATACGTATACAAATTACAAGTTGAATTGTTCCAGTATGCTTCTGAAAGAATTGATACTGGAGTTAAAGAAGTTGATGCATTTGAAACTCTTAAAACTTTCTCTACAAATACAACTAGAAGTCCTACTGGCGAGATAACTAAAATAACAGTAACAAATCAAGGAATGAATTATACATCTGTTCCTACTGTTACATTCACAAGTTCAACTGGTATTGGAGCAACTGCGGTGGCAGTGCGTGGAACAGGTTCTACTGCTAACAAGATAGTATCAATTAATATAACAAATCCAGGAACTGGTTATCAGACTGCTCCAGTAGTAAATATTACAGGTGGCGGTGGATCTGGTGCTCTTGCAACTGCATCTATTGATATTAATATTGACAAACCAGATTCATTCGGTGATAACAATAAATTTAAAACAGAGGCTGCAGACATTCTGTTCAGCGTAACTAATCCATTCGGAGAAGTTGATACAACTAATAATCCATAATGCTAAACAATAACGTATTTTACCATGGAATCATTCGTAAAAGCATTGTTGCTTTTGGAAGTCTATTCAGCGACATCTATATTGATCGTCGTGAAGGTGATTCTGTAACTGGTAATGTTATACAACGTCTTCAAATTCCTCTTGCTTATGCTCCAAAAGAAAAATGGATTGTTAGATTGGATCAAGATCCAGGATTAGAAAACTACGTATATACTACATTACCAAGAATGTCTTTCGAGATTACTGGATATACATACGATTCATCTAGAAAAGTTAATCGTATGCAACAATTAAAATGTGGTGATGGTACCACAGCAATGACTACTATGTATAGTCCAGTTCCATACAATGTAGATATAACATTATACATTTTAACTAAAACTCAAGAAGATGGTTTACAAATTCTTGAACAAATCCTTCCAACATTTACCCCAGAGTACACATTAGTCGTTAATGTTGTACCAGAAATGAATGTTAAGATTGATGTTCCTATTGTTTTAAATAGTGTTTCAGTTCAAGACGACTATGACGGAGATTTTCAGACTCGTAGGTTTGTAACTCATACACTGAACTTTCAAATGAAAACTAATCTATTCGGACAAGTTTCTGGTCAAAGTGTTATCCAACAGGTTAATGCTAATGTTGGTCAGAATGAAGATTATTCAAATCCAAGTAGAGTATATGTAGCAGAAGGTGATGTCACAACTGCTACTGTAGATACGGAGAATTGGTTAGACGGATTTTAATTATGGCTCAAATTTATAATTCGAATTCGAACTTAAAAGCTGCTGGTGTTACCGTTGACTTTACACCTGAGAATATCCAAGAGTATATCAAGTGTTCTGCGGATCCTCTTTACTTTATTGAAAACTACTGTTACATTGTGACACTAGACTTTGGTTTGAAGTTGTTCAAACTGTATGATTGCCAGAAAAATAAAGTAAATATTATCCATAGTAATCGTCGTGTCATTCTGATGGAAGGTCGTCAGCAGGGTAAGACTACAACTTCAGCTGCATATATCCTTTGGTATACATTATTCCAAGCAAACAAAACAGTGGCGATTCTAGCCAACAAAGCAACTGCAGCACGTGAAGTTTTAGATCGTTATCAGACAATGTATGAATTGCTTCCTAAGTGGATGCAACAAGGTGTTACTGGTTGGAACAAAGGTGACATCGAACTAGAAAATGGTTCTAAAGTATTTACGGCAGCTACAACTGCTTCTGGTATTCGTGGTAAATCTGTTAACATGCTATACGTTGATGAAGCTGCGATTATTCCGAACAACGTGGCTGAACAATTTTTCACATCGGTCTATCCTACAATTTCTGCTGGACAGACTACTAAGATTCTTCTGTCTTCAACTCCATTAGGTTACAATCATTTCTGGAAGTTTTGGACAGATGCTGAAAAAGGTAGAAATGGATTCGTTCCATTATTCATTCCTTACTGGGAAATTCCAGGACGTGATGAAGCATGGGCTGCTGAACAGAAAGCACAGCTTGGTGAATTGAAGTATACACAAGAGGTTCTTTGCAACTTCTTAGGTTCTTCATTAACACTAATCAAAGCTGATGTTATTGCAAGAATGTCTCCAGATAATATTATTCACTCCAAAGATGGATTGGATATTTACGAGAAGCCATCAGCTGGTCATACATATTGTATGGTCTGTGACGTGGCGAAAGGTGTGGGTGGTGACTACTCATCATTCCAAATTATTGATATAACTGAAACACCATATAGAGTAGTGGGTAAGTATCGTGATAATCAAATTAGCCCGATCTTATACCCTAGTGTTATCTACAAAGTAGGTAAAGAATATAACAATGCTTATGTTCTATTAGAAATTAACATCTCAGAACAGGTTGCACACATCCTATATTCTGAAATGGAATATGAAAATATATTGTTCGTAACAAGACATACTATGGGACAAACAGTCTCTGGTGGTTTTGGTGGTGGTAAGACCCAGCTAGGTGTTGTGACCGACAAGAAAATTAAACGAATCGGTTGCCACAACTTTAAAGCATTGGTCGAAGAAAACAAACTTATTATTAATGACGCTGATACTATCTCTGAAATCTCTACATTTATTGAGAAAAAAGGATCTTATGAGGCGGATGAAGGATATCACGATGACTTGGTAATGCCTTTAGTTCTATTCAGCTGGCTTACAACTAACTCGTATTTTAAAGACCTAAATAATGTAAACCTACGAGAAATTATGTATAAAAAGCAGATGCAAGCTATTGAAGAAGAATTAACCCCATTTGGGTTCTACGACGATGGTAGTCCCGAAAGAGCACCTCTAAACTTTTGAGAAATCGTGTAAAAGCTAAATAAAATGTAGACATGAGATTTGTCTAGGTAAAACTTATTAACAAGGAGAATTACAATGCCGTTTCAACTATCTCCAGGCGTTGCAGTCGTAGAAAAAGATTTCACATCTATCGTTCCAGCAGTATCAACTTCAATTGGTGCTTTCGCAGGAAAGTTTGGATGGGGTCCAGTTTTAGAGCCAGTTACTGTTGGTTCTGAAAATGAATTAGTTAGCTCATTTGGTTCACCTAATGATAACAACTTCAAATCTTTCTTTACAGCAGCAAACTTCCTATCATATACAAACAATCTATTGCTGGTTCGTTGCGATGCAAACCATAAAAATGCAACAGCATCTGCAACTGGCGGTGTATCATCATTCACTGTTGGTACTGCTGGTTCTGGTTATGTATCTACTGCTGCAGCACCTGCTGTAACAATCGGTGCTCCAAACGTAACTGGTGGTGTTCAAGCTGTTGGTACTGCAGTTCTATCTGGTGGTGGTGTTTCTGCTATCGCAATCACTAGTGGTGGTACTGGATGGACAGGTACTCCAGTAGTAACTATCACATCAAATGGTTCTGGTGCTGGTGCAACTGCCCACGTTGATATTACTGATGGTGTTATTACTAC